CTTCTTGAAGCCTGATCGGTTTGGCATGGGACTGAGTGGCGTGCGCATCCGTTTTGTTGGACACGCCGACTAATAAGACATGGATACGATCAAATACAAAGGCGTCAAGTACGTCGTGCGCCACTGCCCGAAGGGAGCCGATCCCTGTAAACGCTGTGCATTCCGCGATGACATACTTTGCCCGGATTGTCGGGACTTCTTCAAACGCAACAAGAAGGGAGAAGCCACCAGACTCGCCTATTTTGCCTACCTCAAGCACCCGCTCGCGCGCCCGGACCTGTTGCTGGCTCTTTTTGTCATGGCGCTTCTTGCAATCTTCAGTTTGCTCTTATTTTAAACTAATTGTCTTATGTTCAAGTTCTTCAAATCGCTCCGCGTGGAGATCCGGAACCAGTCCAGCTGGAACTATGTGCAGCTGCTGCCGATGATCTTGCCGAGCATTGGCACAAGGGAGGAGGATAGAGGATTCTTCCTGTCTTTCGTTTGGCTTAAATGGGCCTTTGTGCTTGTCTTCAAGCTGGACCACGGGGAGATCGCTCCCGCGGCAGAAAACGACGTGATTGCAGCTGCAGTAACACTGCTCGAGTCGAAAGGATTCGAGGTCGCCGAGCCGCTTACTAAGGGGCTGCGTTGTGTGGCGGCTGAGCGCCGGCGCCAGATCCGGGAAGAGGGATTCTCCGCAGAGCACGACCAGCTGCACGTTAAGAATGAGCTGCTTTATGCCGCGCTTTGCTATCTGGATCCGTCGAGAAAATACGAAAAGGCGCGCGAGGGAGGAGTATTCTTTGGAGGCACCATGACGACCGAAGTGCCGACCGTCACCCTCGAAAAAGGGCCTGAAGGACCTGGCCAATACTTTGTCTTGCCGAGGCAGTTCTGGCCGTTTGACATCAAATGGTGGAAGCCGTGCCCGAACAACCGGAGACGGGAGATTATAAAGGGCCTTGCACTTGGCGTCGCCTATCTTGACCAGCAGCTCGAGCAGGAGTCAAAGACGGAGAAGATCATCGAAGACTGTTGCGGAGCGATGTAATAATTTTCGAGATATGCTTCGCTGGTTTATTAAGATCTTCGACTACATCAACTGGTCGATTTGGCACACTGGAGACTTCTAACCGACACGATAGAGGGACGCAGCAACGCGCTGCGGCCCTCTATTTTTAACTTATAGGTTAAATCCGAGCAGATACCTCGGGCGACGCCTGGACGCCCGTTGTAGGCGGTTCTATGATCTCGGTGACTTCGCAGCTGTAGGTCTGCTCGTAGACTTTGATCGCGTGGTCCCAGGTGAAGAACCGGCTGCCGCTCCGGATGAGCGGGCCGAAGCCATCGATGCGATGCCCCTGCAGCAGCTGGTGGACCTGGCTGCGCATGGCTGCGCGCTCTGCGATCTTTTCGGTCGTGGTCGAGCCGTAGTGCGTATCGTCGTAGCAGTCCAGGATCAGCCGGGCGCGGATGGTCGCCTGGCCGATCTGGGAGAGTCCTTTGATGTTGGTCCAGCTGCATTCCGGCGCGTCGATGAGAACGGCAGGGAACGTCAGCGGGTAGGTGTCGCGGTTCTCCTGGTTGAGCATCTCCAGCTGGCCGTAGTCTTCGTCGACGGTCCGGAGCTCAGGCATCAGCTGCCCGAAGAGGTTAATGAGATCTTGCAGTAACTTTTCCATTTGAATGCTGTTTTACGAAATTTCTGAGTTCGGTGTCGACGACATCCTTCACGATCTTGTCGACGGATTTGTCAGGGCCCAGGAAGTGCCGGCGCGGAATCTTTATCCTTCCGCCCGGCTTCTTCAGGGCCATGTTGCGCCAGAAGTCCGCCTCGACGGATCCCTTCCCGCGGATCTCCTGGGCCTCGTAGTGCTTCGCCCAGAAGAATTTCTTCATCCGCTGCGTGACGGAGATCTCGTCGCCGTCATTATGCACGGATGCGTACTTGACCAGGTTGCGGATGAGCACCTTGCCGGTCATCGGCACGTAGTCCGTCGACATCATCAGGTGATCGTTGCCGGAGAGCAGCGGTCCATACTGGCCGCCAGCGCCGGAGAAGCCGAGTTTTCTCCGGAGAGGATCCTGCCACTCCTGGCCGCCGTAGAAGCTGCCGCGGCGGAAGTTCTCCCGGACGGAGCTCTGCACGGCGCGGCCTACCTTGACAGGCAGGACGCGCTGCTGGATGCGCTGCAGCTCTTTGAGGTCATCGCTGACCATCTTGAGGAGGTCCGGTGCGGGCATTTGCTAGTTACTTTTCTGGTTACTATTTACTTCCGAGGTATTCCGATGCTGTTGAGCAGCGCCTTGGTGGCGTCGCCGGCACCAGGATAGGCCTCGGTGTAGTACGGGTGCGAATAGCTGAAGATGCGGCCGTCTTCGGCCGGGTTGTTGTCCAGCCCGGGCATCGGCAGCGGAGGCGCCCAGCCGTCGAGCGCGGCGCCGTTGACCGGCTCGTCAGTCTGCTTCAGGGAGCACTTGCAGTTCCAGCGGTCGCCCGGCCTGTGCTCCTTCCAGAAGGGATGGTCGAGCGGAAGCGTAAGCCGAAGCGCCCAGTAGTGCTGGTGGATAGGATCCGGCGTGATGGAGGTCGTCTCCATCCACTGAAGATTCGGGAAGACGTCGCGCTCCTCCTCGAAGTGCTTCCAGTCGGCGGCCTGGTGCGCCCGGATGACGGCGGTGTTGTACTCCGTCTCCAGCCAGCTGCCGTTATAGTGGTCTGTCATCCCCTGGATGTCGCGCTTCCAGCGGTCGAAGCTCTTGAGCTGGCCGGTCTCCGGATCTATCAGCTGACGGGCGATGTCGTTCTGGTACCGGTGCGTCTTGAAGGCCGAGAACACTGCGTTATTGTTGCGCAGCTCCTCAATGAAGCGGTCCGGCACGTCCTCCGGCTCGAGACTCTCCGCGAGGCCCCTGGCTGTCGCCTCATTGAAGAGGCGCAGCGTCTCGAAGAAGATGTGCTTCTCAATCTGCGTCCTGACGTTGATCTCGCGCTCGAAGATGGCGCGAAGACCTTCCGCCAGGGCGCGGGCGCTGAACTCGACGGGGATCTCCGCTCCTTCGTTGCGCAGATCCTGGCAGGCCGGGCAGCTGCAGCCGTACTGCGTGTCAATCAGAACGGCAAGGGATCCTCGAGCGCCCCGCCCCGCGGGGCTAGCCCGAAAAAACGCTTGAACCTGTTGAAGAAGCGCTCTTTCTCTTCGATATCATTGGCGGGCTCATTGAGCCGCCGCGCAAACTCCCCGGAGCGCTCTTCGGCGGCGATGCGCGTCGCCTCGATCTCCTTCTTCAGCTTATCGTAGTCTTCCGGCTTCTCGACGTCGAATACCTGGTAGAGGTAATCGTCCGACATCGGCAGGCCGAGCTCCTTAAGCGTGCTGACGACGTTGATCTGGACCTGCTTGTCCATGTACTTCTCCTGAACGCGCACGAACTCTCCATTCGAGGTGTCGACTCCGAGGCTCGAGAAGATGTCAGTCATGTCATAGTTGAGCAGATCCAGGATGAACTGCACGTCGTCCTCGGTGATCTTCATCTGCTCCTTCGCCTGGACGGTACCAAGGGCCTGCGTCCCGTTGGTGTCGCTCTTGGTGGTGAGCGTGTTGCCCAGGATGGCGATGGACATCTCGTCGTTGCAGGCATCGCAGAAGCGCTCGTAGAGGTCATTCGTGCCGCTCTTCTGCGTCGACTCATGCAGCGTCATGTTGGAGCCCTCCGGATGGATGTAGACCGCATTGGCGCCCTGCTTGCATGCGTCGTCGAGCAAGCGCTTGCGCGCCTCCTCGTCGCCGGCCGCGTAGGTGTACTCGCGGATCGGCATGCCGAAGATCTGGCAGAACTGGGCCCAGTCGCCCATGTTTCCACGCTTATAGAGGGCGTACGGAGCGCAGGTGGCGAGATCTCCCAGCCCGCGCGGGTCGTCGCAGACCAGCAGGCAGTTGGAGAACATCTCGAGCGGGACGCCGTTGACGTCGCGCTCATAGAGCAGCACCTGCTTCTTGACAGGGTCGAAGTGCTTTCGGTCAATCAGGTCGAAGTCAATCCAGCCGGCGTCATCGCGCTTGAACTGGAAGAGGGAGAATCCCCACAGCTTGGAGTTGACAGCCTCCTTGACGAAGCGGCGGAACCAGGGCGAGCGGATCTGCTTGTTGATCTCCTCGTCCGGCTTCCCGTCGCGCTGGAACTCGAAGCGCTCGCGGGCAACGGCGCTCAGGCGCTTGTTGATGATTCCCTTGAGGTGTCCGTCGATGGTGGAGACGGAGTGATAGATGTCGTACAGCTCCGCGCGGTTATAGAAGTCGATGGCGCTGGCCGACTGCAGGCCGGCCATGTATCTCCGGATGTCGAAGTGGAAGAGCTCCGGAGACTGCAGGATGACGGTCAGGTTCCGTTGGGTCGGGGAGAGCTGGGTGATGCCTCCCTGGGTGATTTCTTTCTTGGCCGCAGGACGGCCTCTTCTTTCTGCCATAGTGGTGATGCTTTAGATGTGTGTAGGCCGGAGCTCATTGGAGCGCAGCTGCCAGGGCGAAGCATTGGCGGCCGCCTCCTCCGGGAGCCGGGGAGCGTTTGCGATGGTTACTTTGCCGGCGGCCACGGCCTTCAGCCATTCGACGGCACGGTCGTAGCGATCCTTGCGGACCTGCGAGATCTTGTAGGGGTTGTGCTGGCAATAGATGTGATAGACGGTGATGTCGACTGCCATCATCAGCACGAGCTGATTGCGGTCTTCGCCGGAGGCGCTGAAGAGGGCCTCGGTGTCGTAGAACTTGTCCAGGTATCCGCGCATCTCCTCGATGGCGCGGTCCTCACAGATCTCCACGATGGCGGAGTCGGCGACGTCGCTGTCGTGGCGGAGCAGGGCGTCCAGGATCTCTCGGTGGATCGAGGCGTCGTAGTCTGTTTCCTGTATGAACTGGCTCATAAAATGATATTTAATTAGCGTTTCACGTCAATTTATACGCATTACATGCGCGAGTAGCTGTCGATGAGCTCGGCCCGCGATACCACGTCGATGCGGGAGCCGTCCTGCAGCAGGCGCCGCTTCACGCAGGCGACGGCGCCCTCCACGGCGTCCGGGCCGTCGGCAGGGAACGGAAGCGTCGGCTCGAAGAGCTTGAACTGGTCAATCATCTCGACCATGTGCGGATTGTCGGCCTCGGCGGCGTTGAAGATCAGGGCACCGTTTCGGTCGAGCGGCTCGAGGTTCGCCTCGATACGTGCGGCCTTGTCGGTTTTCGGCCGTGCGTCTCCGGTGATGAAGAGGCTGTCATGCCGGCGGATATTCTCCTCGCGGATGAGCGGCAGGAAGACCTGCTCGTAGAACGGATCCTGCAGGCTGTTGTTCTCGATCATGTAGAAGACCGGCACGCGGCCGCCGACGTATTCCTTCATCTGATAGTACCAGTCGATGAAGTTCGCATTAGTGCATCGGTCGACGAAGACCTTCAGCACGTAGAAGGTGGTCTTCGCGCAGCCGACGAGGCAGAGCGACTTCGTGGATCCTCCGCCTTTGTTGGAGGTGGACGGGTCGCCGTAGCAGACCAAGAACTTGAAGGCGCTGAGCGGCAGGACCTTCCCAAGGGCGAGATTTTTGAAGACCTTGCCCTCCTGGATCGGGTTGTTCATGTATTCCGCCTGGAAGGAAGCGGTGGAGATGGTCGCCATGACGCGCTCGATGTGCTCGAGGGTGTTTTTCTGCGGCCAGCTGCTGTTACCGTCCTTGTCGACGATGTTGACGATGCTGTGCTTGTCCGCCTTCTTCCCCAGGCGTCCGATGACGGTGTCCTTCGCGATGAGGTTGCCCTTCGCCAGGATCAGCGTCGGCTTGTTGACCGACCGGGTAGGAATGACGGCCCGCTCGATGAACTCGGTTTTCTTGTCCAGGGTTACGGGGTTGCGGCAGTCCTTGTCAGTGTCGTAGTCGTCGATGTCGATGATGTCCGGACGGACGCTTTCGTTTCTGGTACCACGGGGCGCGTTGCCGAAGCCGACGGCCATGAAGGTGAGGGCGCTCTTGGTGACGAAGTGGTCCTCCTCCCATTTGCCGATGTTCTCCTGCTCGCCGTAGAAGGCGATGATGCGCTGGTTCGCCTCGAGGTTCGCCCGGTAGGGAGCCAGCAGGCGGACCGCGGCGTCCTGCGTCGCGCTGACCATCAGCAGGAAATGCTTGCGGCCGGTGAGCATCAGGAAGAGCTCGAGCATCATCGCGATGGTGGACTTGGCCAGCTCGCGGCTCCAGCTCCATACCTCGTACCATTCGTCGTTTCGGCAAATCCGGTTGATGGAGGCCACCTGGAAGGGCGCGAAGTCGCAGCTGGCGTAGTTCGGGAAGAAGTATTTCATCCACTCGACCGGATGCGCCTCGAGGTAGGCCTTCTTGCGCTGCTTCTCCGCTTCGCTCAGCTGCTCGACGGGCGTCTCCCGGCGGATGTTCTCCCGGAAGATCTCCCACTCTTGCAGCGCTCTTTTGTCGATCTCTTTCATGGTCTAGCGGAGTTTGTCCTTGATGAATGCGTCCCAGAGATAGCTGAACTCGACGGCCTTTTGCGGATCTGCACCGCGCAGCCAGGTCAGGAAGGCGATGCCGGTGTTGACGAGCTCGTGGATGCCCCCTTCCGTCTCGAGCTTTCCGATGGAGGAGGAGAGCTTCGCCAGGATGTCGGCCTCTGCCGGCGTCGGCCGCCGCTCTCCGTCCGGACGGGAGAGGATCTCGTCATTGATTGTCTGGACGTGGGCGTACAGGTTCTTGAGCATCTTGTCCTTTCCGACGGTCATCGATGCCTTGATGTCACGCCAGCCTTCGTCCTTCGCCCAGCGGGCGATCGTCTGCCGCGCAGCGCCGACCTTGTCGGCCACTTCTTCAAAGGTGTAGTCGCCGGCGAGGTAGAGCTCTTTCGCGATTGTTTTCTTCTGGTTGTTCTTAAGTGCTGCAGCCATAAGCAAATCTTTTTCGCAAAGATTGCTTTTTATTATGAGTTTCGCGAATCGTAATTTTCCCGCATCAAAGCGCGTAGCATCCACAATATCAATACATTTTATCGCGCGAAACGCGCGTTTTTTTTCTTGAAAAAGTATGCGCATTTTTGCGACGTAACGAACAAACGATAATTTTCGCTTATGAGTAAACCGAAAACGAAGTTCTCCTTCCTGAATGTCGTGGCCACTTCTCCGGACCGCGCTTCGCTGATGCTCTACGGGGCTGTCGGCGAGAAGGAGCCGGTCAATCCGGAGCGCGTCGTCTCCGAGCTGCTCATCCTGCAGCAGGACTTCCCGTTCATCGACGTGCATATCAACTCCCACGGCGGCGAAGTGTTTGCCGGCATGGCCATCTATAACGCGCTGCGCGGGTCCGCTTCCAACATCAACATCTACGTCGACGGCGTGGCCGCATCCATCGCTGGAGTGATCGCCCTGTGCGGCAAGCCTCTCCACATGTCGCGCTTCTCTCGCCTGATGCTCCACCAGGTGAGCGGCGGATGCCGCGGGAATGCGCAGGATCTGCGCGAATGCGCCGACCAGATCGAGAGCCTCGAGAGCTCCCTGGCTGAGATGATCAGCAAGAAGTGCGGGATGTCGTCCGAGGACGTCAAGGCCGAATTCTTTGACGGGAAGGATCACTGGATGACCGCAGATGAGGCAAAGCGCCGCGGGCTCTGCGACAGCATCTTCGACGTCGCCGGTTCCGAATCGCTCGGTACAGCTCCCACCGCCGAGGCGGCGTATGCGTTTGCAAACTCCGTCCTCGAGAACAGAACACCATCTATTAAAACTGATAAAATGGATTTTTTTGCTGAACTGAAGAAGGAATCTTCCTTCAAGGATCTGAGCGAAGAGCAGGCTCTCGGTCAGATCAGAACGCTTGCCAATGCTGCCGCGAAAGTGCCGGCGCTTGAGGCTACGGTCAAGCAGCTCCAGGGCGACCTGAAGGCCGCGAAGGAGAAGGAGATCGAGGCGTATCTCAACAGGGCCAAATCCGAGGGTCGTATCTCCGAGGATCAGGTCGCTACCTTTAAGGCGCTTCTGGCGGCCGATGAGCCGAACACGCGCAAGATCATCGCCGCGATGCCGGCGAAGCAGAAGCCCGTCAACATCGCTGACTTCCTGAAGGGCGCCCCCGGCGCATCCGACAAGACCAAGGACCTCGCCAAGATGTCCTGGGACGAGATCGACCAGGCCGAGCGCCTCGCTGAGCTCAAGAACGAACATCCGGATCTCTACGCGGCTAAGTTCCAGGAGAAATTCGGAACGAAGGCGAACTAACAAATCTCAAGCAATATGGCAGTACAGAAAGAAATTTGGCAGAGGGACATCATCGAGGGTCTCTTCGCCGACGACAGTTTCCTCTCCCGCGCCGTCAACGATGACATTTATGTCAACGAGGGCAAGCGGGTTCACATCCCGAACGCCGGCTCCCCGTCCGGTGTCGTGCTCAACCGCGATACCTACCCGGCTACCGCCTACGTCCGTAACGACCAGGACGTCGACTACGTCCTCGACGAGCTGACGACCAACCCGGTCCGCATCCCCTATGCCGACATGGTCGAGCTGTCCTACAACAAGCGCAACAGCGTGATCTCTCAGGACCGCAAGGAGATCATCTTCCACGCCGCCGAAGCCATACTCAAGAACTGGTGCCCGGCCGCCGGGATGCGCGTGCTCACCACTGGAAAGGCCGTGTCCGCCTGGACCCCTTCCGCCACCGGCCTGCGCAAGGCCATCAGCACGAAGGACGTCTCCAACCTCCAGAAGCGCATGAACGCCGACAACGTGCCCATCGACGGCCGTGTCCTCCTGCTCGACGCCGACATGTACCAGCAGCTGCTTGACGGCATGACCGAGACGCAGGCCATCGGCTTCTTCCAGGCTGCCGACGTCAAGCGTGGCGTCATGGGTATGCTCTACGGCTTCGAGGTCATGATGCGCTCCACCGTCTACCGCTTCGCTGCGGACGGCACGCTCAAGGCCCTCAGCGATGCCGGCGCGGAGACCGACAATGCCGGCGCTCTCGCCTGGCAGCGTGACAGCGTGAGCCGCGCCCTCGGTGAGGTCGTGATGTTCGACAGCAAGGACAATCCGCTGTACTTCGGCGACATCTACTCCTTCCTGGTCCGCGTCGGCGGTGCTATCCGCCGCTACGACAAGAAGGGCGTCTACGCCATCGTGTCCTCCCCGGCCAATGCAGTCACCGGCTTGGCCCTCTCCGACGAGGACATCGACATCACCGGCACCGGGACGCAGACCGTCACCGCCACCGCGACTCCGTCCTCCGAGTCCGTCTACACCGAGTGGGAGATCGGCAATCCTGAAGTCGCCACCATCAGCGCAACCGCCGGCGCTTCCGTCGTCGTGACCGGCGTCGCCCCGGGTGTCACCTGGCTGAAGGCCAAGAACGGCGGGCAGGAAGCCATGGCCACCATCGAGGTCGTCGCCGCCTCTCCGACCGCCCTCGTGCTCGACGACATGTCCATCGACATTGTCGGTACCGCGACGCAGACCGTCGCTGCCACCGCCACGCCGAGCAGCTTCTCTGCTTCGACCGAGTGGGAGATTGGCAACACCGAGGTCGCGACCATCAGTGCCAACACCGGCGCCTCCGTCGTCGTGACCGGCGTCGCCCCTGGTACCACCTACCTGAAGGCGAAGAATGGCGCGAAGGAGGTCATCGCCATCGTCAACGTCACCGAGAGCTAGTCTCCGGAAGGACTCAATGTTTAACGTGTGCCGCCCCCGGCGCCTTTCCGGAGGCGGCACATTATAAAACCAGAAATCCATGCTTCCTAGAGTTAAAATCAACTATCTCAACGGACTGCTCGGCGCAGCCCCTGAAAGCCAGGACGGCCTGCTGATGCTCTGCGTGATCGGAGCGGCAGCTGTGTCCGATACCTTCGCCTTGGGCACGCCGTACCGGATCGTGCGCCCCGGCGACCTCAAACCGCTGGGCGTGACGTCGACCGCCAATGCTCGCCTCGTCGAGCTGGTGGACCAGTTCTACGGGGAGGCTGAGGAGGGCACGCCGCTATACATTCTGGGCCTGGCGAACACCTACACGATGACTACCGCGTGCAACCATCTCGACGGTCCGCTCACGGCCATCATCGCAGGTCTTCACGGTGTCCTGCGCGGCATCATCGTCGCCGAGCAGAGCTCCGCGTCGCCCACCGTCACCGAAGGCCTGGATCCGGATGTGTTTACGGCTCTCCCGAAGGCCCAGGACCTCGCGGACTATGCCGCCAGCCACTTCTACTCTCCGATCTTCGTGATCCTGGAGGGCCGCGCCTACGCGGGCGCCAGCTCCCTGCGGGATCTCTCCTCTTCCGCCTACAACCGCGTGGGCATCTTCATCGGCGACACGAAGGTCGGCGGTACCGCCGGCTCCCCGGCGTCGACGAAGAACGCCGCTGTCGGCGTGCTCGCCGGCCGAATCGCATCCGTCCCGGTGCAGCGCAACATCGGCCGCGTGGCCGACGGCCCGCTCTCCCCAGATTCCTTCTATCTCGGCGCCGCCCTGGTCGACGACGTGATGGACGACGTGGAGACGATCTACGGCAAGGGCTACATCACGCCGCGCATCTTCTACGGCCAGGATGGCTACTTCTTCAATGACGACCGCCTCGCCTGCGCCGCTTCCGACGACTACGCACACCTGACCGCCCGCCGTACCGTCGACAAGGCCGCACGCATCGCCTACCTGACGCTGCTGCAGTACCTGCTCGACGAGATTGAGGTGAACAACGACGGCACCATGCAGGCTCCTGTCCTCAAGAGCTGGCAGGCCTCCGTCGAAGGCGCCATCAATCGCCAGATGGGCGCGCAGGGAGAGCTCAGTCTTGTCGACGGCTCCGGCTGCGTCTGCTTCATCGATCCGGCGCAGAACGTGCTGAGCACCTCGAAGGTCAGGGCAACGCTGCGCGTGCGCCCTTACGGCTACGCGCGTGACATCGAGGTGGATCTGGGATTCCTGACTGACAACGAAAGCTAACGCCTTATGTTCAACACTCACGAATATGAATGGTCCGACGTGACCGTGGTGCTGGCTGGCCGGGACGTCACCGGTCTGCGCGGCATCAGCTACAGCTCTGCCCAGGAGAAGGAAGCCCTGTACGCGAAGGGCAACATGCCGCACGGCATCCAGCGCGGGAACAAGTCCTACACCGGCTCCATCCGTCTTCTGCAGTCTGAGGTCATCGCCCTGCAGGCGGCGTCTGCTACCGGCAGCATCCTGGACATCACGACCGACGTCGTGGTTGCCTATGGCAATCCGTCGATGGGCGACGTGATCCACACCGACCTTGTCCGCGGCGTCGAGTTCACCGAAGATCCGAAGTCTCTCAACCAGAATGACAAGTTCATGGAGATCGAGCTTCCCTTCATCGCCCTCGCCGTCGAAAACGACTACCGTTAATCCGTAGGGCCCGGAGCCCCCGGGCCCTTCTTTTAAAACACACACAAAACACCGTTTGAAATATGTTTACTTACACCGCAGACCAGCTTAAAGACTGGAAAAAGAAATACGGCGACGATAAGATCTTCGAAATCGTTGTTGGTGAAAAGAAAGCCATCCTCCACAAGCCCACCCGCACGGACCTTTCTTTTGCGATGGCCGGCAGCTCACAGGCCAAGGATTCCATCAAGTTCGCGGAGCTTCTCCTTCGGACGTGCTGGATTGAGGGCGACATGGAGATCCAGAACGATGACGAATACTTCTTCGCCGCCGTCCCCAAACTCGAAATCCTCTCTGAAACGAAGGAGGCCGAGATAAAAAAACTCTAGAGCTGGCCGACGGTCGTCCGGAAGGGAACTGGATTGGTTACATGGACACGATGCTCCGTTACTACCTCCACATCGACCCGGACACGCTGACGGACCAGCAGTGGGCTGAGAAGATCCAGCAGCTGAAACACATCCGACAAACTGAAGCAGGACCACGCAAATGAGCAACACCGCAGAATACCTCATCAATATATCCGCCACCGGCGAGCGCTCGGCGTCGAGTAAAATCGAAGGCGTGCAGCGTAAACTTGACGCTGCCGACCGCTCGGCGTCGCGCCTCTCCGGCCGCGTCGGCGGCCTGGGCAACGCGCTCCGCTCGCTGCCCGGCGGTTCTTTCTTTGCGAATCCTCTGGCCCAGCTGACGGCCGGCATCGGCGTCGTCTCACACCTCGGCATGCAGGCCGAAAAGACGGCGACGGCATTCAACGTCCTTGTCGGATCTGAGAGCAAGGCTGCGAAGATGCTCGGAGAGATCAACAAGTACGCGGATAACACTCTTTGGGACCGCTCGTCCGCCCAGGAGGCGGCGAAGACGATGCTCGGCTTCGGCGTAAGTACGGAGTCCGTCGTGGAAGATCTCAAGATGCTCGGCGACGTCGCGATGGGCGACAAGAACAAGCTGCAGCAGCTGGCCCTGGTATTCGGCCAGATCTCCGCCGCCGGCAAGCTGCAGGGACAGGATCTCCTGCAGCTCATCAACGCCGGATACAACCCGCTGCTCGACATTTCCGCGCAGACGGGCAAGTCCGTCGCCCAGCTGAAGGACGAGATGTCCAAGGGCCTTGTCACCTTCGACCAGGTCCGCTCGGCCTTCGAGCGCGCAACCGGCCCTGGCGGCAAGTTCGCCAATATGACCGAGAAGATCGCACAGACGTCTTATGGAGCGTGGGAGCAGCTGAAGGGAAAGCTGCTGGGCGCCCTGCTCAACATCTACGAGATAATCCAGCCGTACCTCATCCCGGCCATCAACATACTCGGCAAGGGGCTCGATTTGGTCGCCAAGGGCGCCAAATGGGTCGCTGATAACTTCCAGACGATCCTGGCTGTCGCCGGCCCTCTCACGGCCGCAATAGTGGCCTATAACGTCGCGACAAAGATTGGAACGGTTCTCACATCCGGCTTCGTGGCTGTCCTCAAGGTTCTCAACTTTGTGATGAACCTGAACCCGGTCGGCCTGATCGTCGCCGGCATCGCGGCGCTTACCGCCGCCGTCGTGGTCTGCTGGAACAAGTTCGCCGGCTTCCGCGCTTTCATCATCACCTTGTGGGACACCATCAAAGGCTTCGGCGAGATCCTGAAGACCTACGTCCTCGACCGGATTCAGGGAATTCTCGGCGGCGTCGGCAAGCTGGGCGAGGCCATCGGCAAGCTCTTCAAGGGAGATTTCCAGGGCGCCTGGGAGGCCGCGAAGAGCGGCGGCTCGATGCTTCTCGGCATCGACGCGGCTAAGAACGCCGCGAAGGGGACGCGGGACCTGGCGCAGAGCTGGAGCTACAACTACGCGAACAACCTGGCCACCGAGCGCGGCAAGCAGAAGGCGAAGGAAGGCGGCATCAGCACGCCGTCCGCCGCCGGCGGCGTAGCAGCTGCCGCGGGGCTCACTCCGGCGGCCGGCGCCGCCGGCTCCGGCTCCGGATCTGGCGCCGGCTCCCTCGCGAAGGACATCGCCACCGGCGGAACCCGCAACACCTCCATCGTCATCAACATCTCCAAGTTCTTCGACGACATCAATGTGACGACCACTGACAGCCGCGACACTCGCGCCCTGCAGGACGCCATCCTGGAAGGCATTAACCGCTCACTTGAAATTGCAACCAGCGCAGCAAAATAATGGCAGAGAACAGGATCATACTAGAGGACCTCGTCCGCCGGCTCCCGGCCGGATCTGTCCCGGAAGGATATAGCATCGCGCAGCTCACCGAAGAGCAGCTCACGGACATCGTCGTGGCTAACGCCATCGGCGTGCCGATGACATTCCCGCTCTACTTTAAGCTGGAAGGCGGAGACTGGTGGCTGCTGCCTTACGAGCCGCAGGTCACCCTCCAGGGCTCCAACGTCATCGTGAAGAAGCAGGTGTCCAAGGGATCCGTCCGCGGCACTATCAAGGAGCGCTGGTCACAAGGGGACTACAGCGTCAACATCTCCGGCATTCTGATCAGCACGGACGGCGCCTATCCGTCCGCGGACGTCAAGCAGCTGCGCGCCTTCTGCGAGGCCGGCCGTGTCCTGGTGAAGTCTCCGCTGCTGGAGATCTTCTCCATCAACCAGATCGTCATCGAGAGCTGGAGCATGCCCTTCACGCCGGGCGTGGCCAATCAGGCCTATACCATCGGCGCCGTGTCCGACGACATCTACAAGCTGCTGCTGCGCAAGGAAGACCTCAAACAGATCTAGACATGTTTACGATGAAGTTCGACATACAGGTTGGAGACTACCGGCTGGGAATGGTCGAGAAGGTCGAGGTGCGCCGCTCCGTCGAGGAGCTGGCGGACACGGCCATCATCACTCTCCCGGGCGCCGAGTATAATGCAGCCCTGCAGGTGGAGGACAAAATCCACCGCGGTGACCGCGTCATCATCAATCTCGGCTATGAGGAGATCGGCATGGTGCAGGAGTTCGAGGGCTGGGTGCAGCGTGTCGGTACCGACGGCGGCGCCATCACGCTCGAGTGCGAGGATGACCTCTTCCTTTTCCGGAAGGCCCTGCCGGACGAGCAGCTCAAGAACGTATCCCTGTCGGCGCTTCTCGCCAAGGTAGTCGAGGGCGTCGGCGGCGGATTCTCCGTCGACTGCTCATACAGCTGGACCTATCAGAACTTCGTGATCAGCAGCGCGACCGGCTACGACGTCCTGAAGAAGGTGCAGGAGGAGAGCGGCGCTGACATCTACATCGAGGGGAAGGTTCTTCACGTGCACGGTCCCGGCGAGAAGGTCGGCAACACCGTGATCTACGACTTTACGCGGAATATCCAGGACAGCGACTTGACCTATCGCCGCACTGAAGACCGGCGCGTCCGCGTGGTCGTCAAGGCCCTCACGCCTGACGGCAAGGTCAAGGAGAAGGAGTACGGCACCACCGGCGGCGACCGCATCACCGTGCGCGCCATGTCGTCCGACGACGAATCGATGAAGCTGCGCGGCGAGAGCGAGCACAAGCGGCTCACCTTCGACGGCTACGACGGCAACATCGTCACGTGGCTGGTCCCGTACATTAAGCCCGGCGACAAGGCCGAGCTGCACGATCCTGACTATGACTATAAGGACGGCGCGTACTACGTGCGCTCCGTCGAAACCGAGTTTAGCGCCGACGGCGGCAAGCGCACTGTCGAGCTGGGCTATAGACTGCTGTGACCATGACACCGGAACAGAGACTACTTCGCAACATCAAGGCGGCCGCGGGCCCTCAGCAGCTGGCGGTCTACCAGGGCATCGTAGCCGCTGTCGACGGCGAGACGTGTACTGTTGAGTTTGCCTCGCAGCGCGTCGATGGCGTGCGCCTGCGCGCCTCCGTCGCGGAAGTCGAGGAGCAGCTGCTCGTCGTGCCGAAGGTCGGCAGCGCCGTAGTGGTCGGCTCGCTCTCCGGAGATCTCGCGGAGCTCGTGGTGCTCGTCGTCGACGAGGTGGAGCGCATCGAGATCAACGGCGGGAAGCTCGGCGGCCTGGTGAACATCGAGCCGCTCGTGGACGGGCTGAATGACCTAGTCTCCGCTTTTAATGACCACACGCACACCATCCCGACAGGCGGCGTGGTTTGCGGAGAATATCCAAACGGAGCCCCCGTCAACGTCCCTAAGACGACCGGCCGGGCGACGGAGTTCAATCGGGAGGATCTTGAAGATGAAACAGTAAAACACTGATAAAATGAGAGGCATACAACTCACAGACTTTGACCTTTTCGTCGATGTGGTGCGCGACTCCTCCGGACGGATCACCTCCGGGCTGGTGGTCGGAGACATCCTCTACCAGAACCAGGCGCTGATCCTTGCGTTCAACAAGGGCGACCTGAAGGCGGACGTGTCCGTCGGCGTGGGCATCGGCCGGATGGTGCTCGACAATGAGCGTCTCACCTGGCAGCGCGAGATCCAGGAGCAGCTCGAGATGGACGGCCAGAAGGTCGAGTCCATAAAGATCACCGACAAATCGATTTACATTAAAGCAACATACTGACATGATTGACACCATCAAAAACCTCATCGTAACCGGCTGCAGTTTGCTGGCCGCTTACTTCTACCCGCTCAAGGACATCGTCTTTGTGATCTTCTTCATCTTCCTGCTTAACTGCCTTTTCGGGCTGGTCGCCGGCCTGGCCGTGCAGGGCGAGAAGTTCAACCTCAAGAAGTTTTTCCGCTGCCTGCTGGAGACGCTCGTCTTCTACGTGATCGTCCTCTCCATCTACGTGGTCGGCGAAAAGATGGGCAATCCGGACGGAGCCCTGCAGTGTATCAGCGGCGTCGTCTATGCTATCATCTACTTCTATTCCGTCAACATCCTGCGCAACGCGAACAAGCTGCTCCCGAATTGCAAGACCATCCATTTTCTGTACTACTTGCTGAGCTTCGAGATCATCAAGAAGATCCCGTACCTGCAGCAGTTCCAGGATAAGAAGGACGAGGTCGCCGCGGAGCTCAATAAGAAGGAGGAGTAACCATGGGAACCATCAGTCAGAATTTCTCCTACCGCGAGTTCGAGAAGAGCGACACCGCCGACCGGCTGGGCATTTGCAACGTGATCACCACGGTGCGCGTGCGTGATTCTGTCCGCGCCCTGACGCTCAATATCCTGCAGCCGCTTCGCGACGCCGTGAAGCGCGCCGTGCGGATCTCTTCTGGATTCCGCTGCTTCCTGCTCAACAAGGCCGTCGGCGGCGTGGAGACCTCGCAGCATACCAAGGGAGAGGCGGCCGACATCTACGTCCTCCTGGAGGACGGCTCCCGGATGCCGTCCGTCGAGCTCGCGCGCCTCATCATCGCGCTGGAGCTTCCCTTCGACCAGCTGATCCTTTACCCGACCTTCGTGCACGTCAGCCACAAGCTGGACGGCGCGCAGCGCGGGAATGTCCTGTATAACAAGTCCTACAAGGGCCCGAAAGTCTAGAAACTATGCGGAAGTGCATATTTTTCTTTTTTTGTGTGTCGGCTCTGGCCGCCTGCTCTCCGAAGACATTCTCCGGAGTGCAGGAGGCCCGGGCCTTTACGCACACGCAGCTCGTCGACAGCGTCTATCTGAGGAGCTGGCTGGAAGCTCGGATGCAGCAGTACATCCAGCAGAGCTTCGAGCGCGTAGACTCCACGAAGACGGAGACCGTCCGGGAGATCCTCTCCGCGCCGGACTCCTCCGGCCATCAGTACGTCGTCGAGCGCAGCACGACCAGCAGCGTCTCCGGATCCTCCACGAAGGCCGGGAAGACAACAGTCGTCGAGCAGCAGATCCTGCAGGAGGTCGACAGCACGGCCGTGCGGGACAGTGTCAATACGTCAGTGGCGGAGATCCGCGAAGAATACGAACAGAACACCGGGAAACGGGCGCCCTGGTGCCCTTGGTATGTCTACCTCGGCGGCCCGCTTGTAGCGCTAATTTTAGGCGTCTATTTGGGCGCTCGAGGTAAAAAATGGATAGGAGGATTGTAGGATGTTTGCAGTGACAGTCAGACGCCGGCAGACGCTTTCAGATGTGTGCCTCCAGGTATACGGCACCATTGAAGGCATCATCGCCCTGGCCCGCGAGAATAACCTTTCCCCGTCCGGAGAGCTGGAGGCCGGTACCGTGCTGCAGTGCCCGGACGTCACGTACGACAACTATCTGCAGGATTACGTCCGCAAGAACGGCATCATCCCTGCGACGGCATACAACGGCCGGGGCGAGATCCGGCAGCGCATTTTTACAGAAGAGTTTACCGAGCAATTTGAATAATATGGCACGCACAATTCAACAGATCAAGGCATCGATGACGGCCCAGTTCATGGGCGACAGCGTCATCCGCGAGAAATACGGCATCGTTGGAGATGCTACCTTCGATTCCACCTTCAGCACCGTCAGCATCGAGAATATCTGGTTTTCCATCGTGGCGTCTGCCATCTGGGTGCTCGAGTCAATCTACGACGCCTTCAAGGCAGACGTCGACGAGAAGATCTCCGGCGCCGTCGTGGCGTCCATCCCGTGGTACCACAAGATTGCGCTGGAGTTCCAGTACGGAGACAGCCTGGTCTTCGACGAGGAGACGCAGCAGTTTGTCTACCCGACCATCGATCCGTCGAAGCAGATCGTCAAGTTTGCAGCCTGCCGCGACGTCGGCGGCGGAGTCTATATTATCGCGGCGAAGGCAGATGGATCCGGCAACCCGACTCCATTGTCTGCGTCTGAGCTGGAAGCCTTCGAGTCATATATGCTTCAACGCAAGCCCGCAGGGATCATCATGCAGGTCGCCTCTCTCGGCCCGGATACGGTCCGCATCAATATGACTGTCGAATACGACCCGCAGGTGCTTAATGCAAGCGGCGAGCTGCTGGAAGACACGTCTGTTAAGCCTGTCGAGGTTGCGATCAATGAATATCTCCGCGGGATTGTTTTTGGCGGCGTGCTGAACAAGAACAAGCTCATCGATGCCGTTCAGGCTGCCCCCGGCGTTAAGGACCTGGTCCTCTCTTCGTTGCGAGTGAAGGCGTCCGGAACTGGGACGTACGTGGAGGTGACCACGAACAACTACGAAAGCGTAGGCGGATCATTTGTCTCGTTTGACCTTGTAAGCGGTATTAACTATGTTTTATCTCTTTGATCCGGCCAGGTGGATAATCCATCAGCTTCCGCCGGTGCTCAGGCGCTCGGCGATATATTCCTTTTTGCGTGCTCTGCTGTATCCCCTGAATGAGATGGTCCAGGCGTTTACGACATACCGAGACGCCGTCCTTCTGCAGCTTGGATACAACGGTTTTCTGAACTATCTGGAGCGATGGCTGAATGGACTATTCTTCTACCAGTACCATGAGATCTATATTACCGAAGAAGAGCTCCCGATACCGAGCCTCTCTTATGATTACGAAGATCTGGACCCGGTCTATATGACTGCTGTTGACGAAGATCCTTCCGTCGCGCTTGAGCTCTATAGCTTCCCGCCAAACAACAAGATCTGCGAATTTGTGGTACATGTCCCGCCAATGCTTTCGGAGTCAGACATAGCGCTCGTCGAGCAGTGGGTAAACTACTACAAATTCGCCGGCACGCAGTACAGAGTTGAACAATACTAAAATAGAGAAATATGGACAAATATTTGACTTATCCCGGCAAGCAGCCGGTCTATCTTGGAGACGTTGACTTTTTACAGGGAAGCGTCCGAGATGCCCTCAAGAACCTGCTCCGCGCCTATATTGGAGACAATAGCGGAGATGCTATCCTGCTCGGGTGTGAAATAAGCGTATCTCCGGCCCAGACGTCCTGGACGGCAGGGATAGTATCTATTGACGGAGAGATTCTCCCCATTGAGGCAGGCACCCTGAGCGGTGAGGGCGGCGATTACTTTGAAATCGTCTCGTCGACCGCAGGATCCAGGACATTTGGAGATGGCGCTTCTCACGATTGTTTGGAGTACCGCCAGGCGACCATCTCTCACACGAACACAGGGAAACCTGTCGGATCCTTCCCTCGCGTGGCTCCTGTTGGAGAAATTTACGCGAAAGAGTTCGGCTTCTATGCGATTACGAACAGCGCTTCCAGTTACGCCCGGCTGGCGTTTTGCGGAGGAGCTTTTCATCTCTCCATGCGGCGCCCTGCGATGGAGGCTTCATCGACGACCGTATTTCAGGGCACGACTGACCAGCTCCCGGACAACCTTGTGCAGTTGTTCCAGAAATCCAAGGCACCGTCCGGCATGATGGTCCAGGTTTGCGCGTCTATACTCAACGCCCCCATCGCTTGCGTCCTTTCTTGGAGCGTCTCCGGGAAGACCATTGAATTTACTCTCGAGGCGCTCTCTGCCGTACAACTTACAGAGTGGTGGCTGGATGTTACTCTTCCTGTTTTCTAGCATTTAAATGGCATTTAATATGACTATTCAAGACATCTTAATCAGAGCTCAGCGACTCCGCCAGGAGACGCGGCTCGACAGCATTACGCCGGACCGGGCCGGCGGCATCATGTATGACACGCTCGCGTATCTTAATCAGCAGGTCGTCTGGGGCGCGAATCCGCTGCTTATATCGAAGATATACGCATCGGTGTCTGCTATGAACGAAGACGAAAATCCTGTATCTGATCTTACCGGCGGACCTCTCAAGCCCGGCCAGGTGGTTGCAATCGTGCCTGCAGATCCGACATCCGAAGATGCTGGAGCAGTATATCGTTTCCTCTCTGCTGGCGAGTGGGAGTATGTCGCGACGATCGGTGACCTTCCCGCACTGTATGCTCGCTTCGATGCGCAGGACGCCGAGATTGACCGCCGAATGGACGAGCAGGACGCCGAGATAGATAGCCGGATGGATGCGCAGGACTCCGAGATTGCGCAGTTCAAAGAAGCCGTGCAGAATCAGGTAGACAATTATCCGATGGTCACCATCAACGGCAACGTGTCCAATGCGCCTGATGAGGAAGACATCACCACCAACGCGAGCAACCGGCTGAAATTTGCCAACCGCAGCGCGCTCTATGGGAAAGGCTACGTGATCCTGCGGCGGAACGCAACGTTCGCCTCTCAGGTAACGCTGCAGAACACCATCTACGAAATTCGCTACGACTTTGACCTGGGTGGCGCAGTCGTGACCATTCCGGCCGGGTGTGAGCTGAGATTTAACGGCGGCCGCGTAACAAATGGATACATAGCCGGAACACTTGAAAATGATGTGATAGACCTCGCCACATTTGATTTCAGTGATATTTCTGACTTTTTCACACACTACATACCGCGCTCTGGACAACGGATTTTTTTGAAAGCCGGGCATTCATATACGGCGTCGCACGAGTTCGCAATCGCATCCGATGGCGTGCAGATAGACGGGCGCGGTGCGAAAATTACATTTACGGGTGCAACCGGGAATCACTTACTTACGATTGGTAACGAATACGAGCAATTCAATTTCCCCGATTCGCAGGTTGTGTCCAACGGCACGATTAGCGACCCCGGGATATATGAGGCTGCAGACATTGGTGACTGCCTGGCTATAATGTCAAGCGAAACCATCGTCAGCGGGTATAAAAAGGGAGTGTTTTGTCAGGTAGTTGAAAAGGGGGAAGGTAAAATACGAATAGACACAACTTTCGATAATTCCGTCTATATTATCCGGGTGTATAAGGCCGTCCGCGGTATTTCTATGCGTAATGTAGAAATCTATAACAACTATAACAACCCGGACGGAATTGCCGGAATTTTCGTCACAGGTGTCGGTTGCGTGTTGGATGGGATCGTTGTGGATTCGGTGTGCCGTGTTACAAGCCTTGTCAATTTGTTCGGATACAATAACACGATCCGCAATTCTCGGATTTCCAATGCGGGCAGCGGTGGTGCTACAAACTACGGCATTGTAAACTCCGGCAACAACAATAAGGCTATCGGGAATGTGTGCCGGAATTGCAGAAGCCACATTAACGCAGCCGTGCGGGACTATCAATGCTATAATTGGGATGTACATAACAATATGGTTTATAATGACCCCGGATTCCCGCAAGGCGGGAGTGCTATCGGATTACATGCCCTTTGCGCAGCAGATATACACGATAATCTTATATACTGCGACCCAGGCATGACCATGTGTGCGAGCATTACCGGGCCTTACCAAACATATCGGAATAATAGATATATCTTGGTGGGAGGGGATTCTCCGCAGAAGTATCTCAATATTAGTTTTGGTATTCTTGCGCGTGATGATATATTCTCTGACAACATATTTATCAACCAAGCCGGGACGCCTGTTGGTGAACAAACAACGCAGGCACGATTGCTTTTTGAATACGCGAAAAAGTATGAAAGAATCACGATTTCCGGCAATATCGGATTCTCGCTCCGTACTTACGAAGCATCCGGGACAGAGATTGTGGATGTTATTATATCTAACAATGTACTTGATCTCATTTCGTTACAAGCAAAGTTTGATGGAGTTATATTCCAAGGGAACATTATCCGCAATTTCTTCTCAAATGGGGAACTATCTCCGTTCGGGCAAAATATATACTTAAATGTGCATCAAGGCTCCACAGGGTTATTATTGAACGCCAATACAATTATACGAAAGAGTGAGAGCGGTGCGTGTATTCGTTTGACTAATGCCGCAGATATATCATCACTCATAATCACCGACAATTCGTTTATTGGAGTTTCGGAAACACCGAATGTTGTCGAAGTTTGCTTTGGTACGAGACCTTATGTTGCAGCCGTTTGGCAGCGAAACCGGGAGATAAATGTCAAAAACTCATCTGTGGACACTATCAATTATGCGTTTCCGGAGGGCGGAACTGTCCGTCCGCAGTCCACGCCAAAAGGTTTCCAATTCTTTGACGAATCGGAAACCAAACCTGTATGGGGAGCGGGAAATAGGTGGATTCGCGGTGATGGTTACACGGACGGAGGAAAGTCCGGAACATCTGCAAATAGACCGAGCAACTTGAAACCTGCCGATGTAGGATATATGTTTTTCGACACAACCCTTGGTAAACCCATATACGCAAAAACAATTACCTCCGGAGGCGTTGTGACCTGGGTGGACGCAGCTGGAACGCTGGTCGAGTAATGCCTAATAAAACGCGGTTCTAGCAGCGCAATAGCTCTATGTGTTATTGCGTGTGTGAAAATAAAGACGCATTTCGTTTTTTAAGATACGAGATGCGTCTTGTTTTTTCGATTCGCGCTTTTTGTTTTTTTGATTATAGTACCGGGCGCTGGAGATGCACGCGTCCGTGGTGATGCACGGCGGGCGCGGCTTCCTGTTCCTCGGCAGGAGCGGCACCGGGAAGAGCACGCACAGCCGC